TGGTGTTTCTACAGTAGGTGCTTTCTTACCACGCTTAGGTTTACTCTTATTTAGTTCTTCTAATACCAATGCTTCTAGTGCAGATTTACGTAGTTGTAAATCTTTCTTAACACTCTCTTCAACCAAAAAGCCTGTGTTAGTAGTGTCAGGTACAACCTTCATGCCAATAGACCCTGTTGGATCGGCAACTTTAATGTAGGACTCAGCCGCCTCTTTAGTTAAGAAACTAGACGCTGTATCTGGTTTATAAAATACTTTACCAGTAATAACTAAACCATTCTCAGATAGAGTGAATGGGTCTACTGAGTGTACGTTAGGGTTGTTTGTTTTAGAATAGATGCGCTGTAAGTCTGTAAGTTCAGCAGCAGCTTCAGATGCACGAACACCTTTAGACGCAACTACATCTTGTAGTTCGGCAATTAGTTTCTCAACAGGTGCACGAATAGTTTTTTGTAAATCATCAGCAGCCGTTGTAATGGCATCAGGTAGTATTTTAGCAGCATTCATGCTGACTAGTTTACCTAAGTCAATGGCTGTACTAATACCTGTTAGTTCACCAGCAACTACACCTACAGCTTGTAAGCGTTGTTTGTTAGCCACTTGTGACGCAATTTTAGCAGCTTCGGCAGCCATAATAGCATTCTTACCACCAGCAGCAGTTAGTGATCGTTCTACACTTTGTAATGCACTAGCATTTTTAAATAGTTTTGCTGATTTAATAACAGCACCACCACCTGCTAGAGCAGCACCTACTACACCTAGTCTATCTAACCAATCTGATAAACCATCCCACGTTTGTTCTTCACCAGTAGCAACCTCTTGTATTAGTAACGCAGCTTGCCAATCAGTAATCAACCAACTATCTTTTAAATCGTTATACAAACCAGATAACCACTCACCTTTTAACTCTTCAGGTTGTGCATTAAATGCAGCTTGTAAATAACTTTTAGTTTGTGATCTACCAGAAGTACGACTAATGGCATCCGCAGGGACGCCATATTTAACTGCTACTCTATCAATAGCTGCACCTTGTTCAGCAGCCATTGGAGTAAACTCATATAAAAATCCTAAGCCAATAGTAGACCAACTTTTACCATCTTGTATAGCTTTGTCTAGTGTTGCAGCAGCACTTAAACGCTTAGACATGCGAGTAGTAGACTCGTTAATTTCAGCAGGAGTGTTATTAAATAAAACAGAAGGATTACGTACAGCAGTTGTTTCTACAGCTTGTGTTGTAAGTTCTTTTAATTTAGCACGAACATCATTAACGTTATTAATACTAACTTCACCGTACATGCGATTACGTGCAGCAACACTATCTAGTGTTTGTTGTACAATATTTACGTTACCTTCAGAAGCAGCTTTAACCGCAATATCACGGTCAATGTTATTCTGTTCAGGTACAGTGGTACGCCAATTACCATCTACAAACTGGTCAAAATTAATCTCATCTGAAATATCTGTATTTCCAGTAGCCGTTGCTACAATGCCTTTAACAACTGAATAGTTTCCCACACTAGTGTCAGGAGCAGCTACAGTGTCTTCAGCAGTGTATAAGCTTTGTTCAGGTTGTGCTGCACCATCTTCTTCGTATAACATCATTATTAACCTTGTGTAGTAGGTTTAGTAGGAGTATTTATTTTAGCATATGTACCAGCTAGATTACCAATAGTACCAAAAATAGTACCCGCAGTTTGGAAATTAGAAGCACTAATTGCTGCATTAGTAATAGCAGTATTTTGTTCTGCAATTTGTGCCATATAACCTAAGTTACCAGCTAGTTGAGAACCAACACTAGCTGTTCCACCAGCTAAACCACTACCACCCATACCACCTGTTTGTGCAGCTACGTTAGTCATAGATGCTTGTGCCATACGAGCTTCACGAATTTGCTGACGCATAGAGCGAATATTTTGTATTTCAGCTTTACGTCCTTCCGCTTCATACTGACGCTGTGATGCTTGTGCTGCTTTTTTTTGTTGATTAGCACTAGAAATATTACTTACGGCTGATGCGCCAAGAGCAATATATGCTATAGTAATTGGATCCATTCCCATTTTATTTCTCCGTTGAACAAACCATTAAAAGAGCATTGTTAATTTGTTTAACAGGTTTAAAGCCAAAAATTGTTTCAAACCTAATTAACGTTTGATTGTCAGCAGGAATAAGTACAAACACTTCGTTATGCCCTGCTTCTCTTAGTTCTTCTTTTGCAACATGCCATACGTCTAGACATTTCATGTACACACGTTTATTCCACTTATTAGTAACGGCATGTGCGTAAACACGCCCCATGTGATGTTGAAACTTTAATGTCCCATCTTCATCTTCCCAAAATACATCAAACATTAGTATTCCCCACAAATGTTCCTGTCCAACCTACAATCTTCATATCTTTACCAGCTTGTGCAGTAAACTTAAACTGCACTGCTTTACCTCTACCACGTAATTTATTTTTTGAAATAACTAGTGGATAACCATCATCAAATGTAGTACTAGGATTAGCAAAGTAAGGACGTAGTTGACGATATACTTCTACTTCAGCAGCCCACTTACCGGGGTAATTATTGTCAGTAAAATCCCAAAGACTTTGCATTTTACAACTACTTTGATTGAGTGGAATAGTATTACTATCAAATGTTGTTTCAGTGCGCTTCATAAAGACAGTTAGATATTGCCCCGATTTAATCCTAGCAGGGCCATTACCACCCATGTTATATCCAGTAATAAAATAGGCAGGTTGCTCAACACCAACGCTGTTGAAGGAATACCAGTCTTTAAACTTAGTAGAACTATCTCGTGTATTATCAAAATCAGCAAACGTTACAGAATAATTGTTACTGTTAACTGGATGTAATATTAGTATTTTATATGCTTTATTTGTACCAGACACGTTAGCTACGTTAGCAATTACATTATCTGTATTAGCTATTACATCATCTACACCAGCAATAACTTCGTACTCGTTAGTAATAGTAGTTGTTTCTTTAGTAACCTCAATAGATACAGGAATAACACCAATAGAGGTATTAATGGAAAACCAATACCAACTATTTAAACGGGCATCAAAGGCAAGAATAGTGTTTTTATTGAATCTACCACTACTAGTAGATGTATTACTTGAGTTTGAATATAACCAATAAATAGTTTTATTTGTAGCATTATACGAGCCTTCAGCATACAATTTACCTAAAATTGGAATGTCTTGATAAAAAGTTTTAATGTTTTTTTCACTAATATTAGTAGCTGTATATTCTACAGAATTAGTTGCACTAACAACATAAATACCACTAGTGCTCCAATAAAGCACTGTGTCTTCTACAGCTACAACACTTTTACCTGCTAAACAACCTACAGCCGATACCCTATCAACTGCGTAGTTAGATGCTTTAAAACCTTGGTCTACACCAGAAATAAACCACACGCCGTTAGTGGCAAATACCATAATACCACGACCTAGTGGTTGTAATGAGACAATTTCACCAGCTTCAGGAATTTCAATAGTACCACCATCATCATCTTCTAAATCACTAATAACTTCAGATGTTGGATCGTTAGTTTGATAGCAATTACCTACTTTATCAATATTATCTAATACTTGACTAAAAAATACAGTTCCTAATAAGTCAGATGTTGGCATACCTGCATACCATGTACGCCCTGCAAAAAAAGCACATACTTTAGGACGATATACAATGTCTTCAAAAGGATCAATAATAAAGTGTCCTTTAGGAGCAGGAGAATTACCAAAATCTTGTTTGTTTAAGAATCCGGGGCTGAAATCATCATTACTATCTTTACCATAAATCCAACTTTTAGTATTAGCTGGGTATTTGTTTGAGTTAGCACCTTTATAAGAATTAATTTGTGTATCTGTCCAACCTTGGTTATACAAGTTATATTTAACATCAGTAACATCTACACCTAATGCTGCCCATCCTGCATCATCGTATTCAGCATTAATTGGAACACTATTACCACTATTATCAATAAGTGCAACACCTTTAAAATCACGAATTTCTAAATCTAGTGTTTTAACTGTAAAAGTTCCCCATGTATTTTCATTACCTTCAACTGGTGCATAACTTACTAATAATGGTAACGTGTCTGCACTAGTAACAATAAGTCGCCCATAAGTAGGAGCAAAACTACAAATTCCTGAACCAACAGTGTTGGGGTTACCGGGAACTTTGTAGGTTTCTAAATCAATACGAAACACTGTATTGCGTGACGCACTAACACTACCAGTAGCAGCATTATAGAAGTTTAAATAACGACCTGTCTGCGTTACAATAAAATCCCTATTGCCACTACCAGCTACAGTAGACCATGTACCTGTGGTAAAGGCCCATAAATCTTTACTGTCAGCAGTAATGGCAGCAGCATGTAAGTTATATCCAGTTTCATAATCCAAACCATTACGGCGTTCAATAGTACCGTCAACTTGTGGGATTACGTTAACACCTTCTTTGTAGCTGTTTTCAGGCGTAAGAAAATAGCCGCCTTCAGTGACTAGACCACCTACAAACGTAAACGAATCCTTTACTGAAGCTTGTGCTGACATTACATTACACCTTTCCACTTATGACGATTTACGTCATCTTTTTTTGGTTGTTCTTCAATACCTAATTCACGCTTAGCTTTTTCACCAACTTCTACTAATTTAGCAAGACGTTGTTGACGTTGCATAGCGTCTTCTTTACGTAGTGACTTCTTCAACTTCGATACCTCGTTGTTTTGCAATTGCTAAGATACGTTCTTTACGTGTGAACAAACCTTTGAGTTCATCAGGTACAGGGCCACGCATTGAATAACGTGCCTGATATAAACCCATTGGAGTACGATCAATAGCAAGTTTATTTACAATGCCTGACTCTTCACGTTCTTCTTTACGTTCTTTAGCTACTAACTTTTTTTCTTGGTGTTTTTCCATGACTTTATCGTAGGCAGTGGTCATTTCATTTCGCCTTTCCATTTGTGTTTGTTAACATCTTCAAGTTCTTCAGGCATTTCATACTTAAGTTTTACTTCTACTTCTTCAACTTTAGGAGACTGATTTAATACTTCTTTAACTTGTTTATCAACACTTTTTTGTTTAGTAGCCATGTTATCTCCCGTAATTAACTCGTGTGTTGTATTTAACTTCACCGTTTTCATTTTTCCAACTATCGTTACGCATTGCCATTCGTCCTCTAGTTGCTTTGCGTTCTTCTCTAGCATTACTTTGTTGCTTTAAGTTAACGAATGCTTGACTCTTTGCTTCAGCTAACAATGTAGGAAAAAACTTTTCGGGAATAGCTGGAACAAAATTATCCATGTGTGTCCAACTAGCTTGTTGTGTGCCATAGGCACTACTTTTATTAGCCTGTAACGTATTATCTACACTACTATTATAACCATCAAAAATTAAAAACTGATCGTCATAACTAGTCCAGTATTGAGGGTCTTGGTTAATGACATATCCATTAGCATTAATAACACCACTTTGTGCAACACGGTTAGTAATAATGTCGTTAAATGTTTGAGGGTCTACCCACGTTACTTCTTTTTTATTATATTTGACCCATTTAACTTTATTCCATGTATCTGGAATTTTCATTTTAGTAGGGTTATTAGTATCACCTAATGCTTGTAATGGTGCAAGTTGAAACAGAAAAGGCCAGTCACGCTGGCTTAGTAATTCAAAGTAAGCCTCTTTAACAAGTTCTGCAACTTGTACAGCTTCTACTGTTTCATCTATACTACTTACGGGGTCTGAATCTAATGCAGAAAGAATGTTCTGCGTCATGTCTAGTAAAGAAAGTTTAGCCATACACTTCCTTATGAGGGATCAATTAGTAAACAACTTAAACCAGCTTCTTTAGCAATAATAGCAGTAGATGAAGAAGTACCATCACCACCTACTTGTATTGTAACAATGTCATTAGCAGCTAAAGTAACATACCCATTAGAAGCTAAGTGTAATGTATCCACACCATTGGTTGTTTTTTTAACATACACTTTACGTGTAGATGCAGTGCCGTTTACAGCATAATGAAAGTTATACGCTGCACCGCTAGCAATTGCAGCAGTTTCAAATACAATCCAAAAATCAAGTTGGTAAATACCTGCTTGTGTAATTGTAAACTGTCCATTAGCTGCGGAAGGTGTAATGTTCTGGTATCCGTTAGCAACCCATGCACCAGTTGGATTTAATTTAGCTAAAGCACTAGAAGCAGATAATGTTTGAGAAACACTGCTACCAGTAATATATAAATCACCGTATGCGTGTCCAGCAATAAACTGCCATGTTCCACTACCACTACCATTAGCTACATACACTTTACCACTGGCGGCAGTAGATGCCCCTTTAGGTTCATGTAGTTGAGGGTCAGTAAGTGCTGAGTGCTGAATATTAGCCATCTATTTCTCCAAAAGGAAACGGAGAAACCCCTTATGAGAGTTTCCCCGTTAATTTACATTAAATGTAACGTACTACGACAGTAGCTGTACCAGCAGTGAATGTACCAGTGATGGTTGCAGTTAGGTTAGTTGCAGTAGCATACACCTTAGCTAAGCCACGGTTAGTAGCAGCGTCACCAATAGCATAAGAACCACCAGCAACAATATCAGCACCAGCAGTTAGGTTAGCAGTAGCACCTTGAGTAGCTGAAATCCAGCCATCAGGATCAGTTGCATCACCAATTTCAACTTTAGTACCGCCTACCCATGCTGTACCAACTAATAGGTTAACATCCACAACAGCACTGCCAGCAGGGACTGGAATCACTGCGCCAGATGATTGAAATGTAATCTGTAACACTGCTTCTTTAAAAGCACCATCAGTTGAATAATCACCTGCAACGTTACGTTCAGGGAGGTTAGGGCCGAAACCGACAACTAAGCCATCGGCGTTAGTCCAAGTAGATTGACGAGTCATTTTAAATTCCTTTATATGTTAGATAAAAAACACTAGGAGAAATCCCCTAGTGTTAGTTAGTTTAGATGGTAGACTTAGAGATGACTGACACTAAGCACTCAGGGCGATATAGCTTGAGGCCAAAACGTGCGTTCATCACATACTCGTCACGGCGTAGGTCTTTGTTACGCTCGTATTCAACACGAGGCATTTGACGATAAGCACCAACGAAAGGAGTTAGATCGCCACCAACAGACATAAACACGTTAGTCACAGGGGATGCAGGGGTGTTAACACTACCACGACCATCAGCGTTAATAGCTGTGTCAGTAGGAGTAGCTAGGAAGTTAGAAACATAAACGTCAAAGCCGAAAATGTTTTTAACGAAACGCATACCAGTAACTTCGTTCACGAAACCACCGTTAACAATACCACCGAATTGTGGGTTGTTAATGAAAGCTTGTGCACCAACTAGTTGGTTAAACACATACTCTTGTGATGGATCAATAATAGCAACACGGCTACCACCAGCTTGTGCTTTATCTAAAGCAAACTTAGCTTTAGCAAAGTCATCTAAAGACAACACAGTGTTAGAACTACCAGAAGCAATGAAGCGGTGTGAAGCACCGTTAATTGAGTTGGCGTTGTTAGCAGTTTGTGTGTTAGCTAAAGAGAAAACAGAAGTTTCTAAGTTCTCATCTAAAGCTCGGCGCATCTTGGTAGGAAACATACCAATTAATTGTTGAGCGTAATAGCTGTCTTGCTTAGCCTTATCAGTGATATAGGTAGCAGATTCAACGTAACGATCAATAGTGAAGTTGAACTCACCAGTATCCATTGCGTCATACACAACGGGGGTTAGTTCAGCAGTTTCCCGCATTGGTAGTTCACCAACAGAAGGAATTGTGAATTGGTTGCCATCAGGGAAACCATTTAGCATACGCACGTAGCGTGTGCCCATGAGTTGTTCTTGTAGAACGTCTTTTAGTTCAGCAGACCAAAGTTCTGCACGAACGAGGTTTTCATTAACCTTTGCGTAATCAACACCAGCCATTTAATTCTCCTTATTGACCAAAATATAAGGTCGGGTTTTTAGAAACAGTTTGTTGTAACTTATATTGAAACTCTTGTGACCAGTAAGTGTTAGGATCATCTTTACGGACTTTAGTAGCCCATTCTTTTGTTCCTTCTATCTTACTACGATCACCGCCATTTGAAGTTACGGAAGTGGTATTTACTGAATTGTTATCAAAGTTATTTGCTGGAAGGAATGACCCACCACCGAACAAAGATACAAACTCAGTCGGATCAGTCGCAGCTAGTTCCATAAGGATACGGGCTTTATCAGGAGTTGAAGCTTTATGCTTAAACATCTGTTCTGCTTTATCACCAAACTTCTCTTTCATAAGAGCATCAGCTTTAAGCAAATTGCCTGTCTTAGTATCTTGCTGTTTACGACCCTCTAACGTCTTCTCTACAAGCTGTTGCACAACATCAGGGGTTAGACCCTGTACAGGAGGATTGTCGGCCTCTGGTGCACCACTTTGCTTTGACATACGTTCCAAAACTTCATCAATAGTTTTAGCTGAAGCAGCTTGCTCACGTAGTTTACGATTTTCCTCTTTTAAGGTTTCAATAAACTGGTCAGCGTTATTATAAGCTTTAGCTAACTCGTCTGGAGTTTTGTATTTTTGCGTTTCACCCACAAGTGCAGTGAAAAGCGATCCATCAGTTGTCGCTGCTGGTTGGTTAGTGGAAGAATTGTCTGTCTCACCACTAAAAATTGTTGCATTGGTCATGCGAAGTTCTCCTAAAAATTGGTAGCCTTAGAGTAGGCTAATTAAAAAATGTCACCTTTTAGCTGTATCTGGTAACATTGACATGATAAACTCATATGCTTTAATTTGTCCTAAGTTGTACGCTAGTTTAGCATAATGGTTAGGACAATCAAAGTCATCTTTTTTAATATTACTAATATCTTCTTTTAAAGATAATAGTGTTTTATATAAAGCTTCTAATGTATAACTACTATTATTCCAAGCTTTAATAAACTCTTCATTACTACTATCTTTAGGTTTATTATTTAATAATACTTTATTCATTATATATTCCTTATATTAGTTTATATATAATATACTACCACAATTACTGAGGCATGTCAACATCTGGCCCTTCAGGGCTAATTGTGGCCTCAGTTTGAATGTCTTCAGATACCTGATTCATTAGTCGTTGTGTTTCAGCTTGTTCAAAAATCATAGCATTGTCTTGAACAATACGATAGTTCTGCCAACCTAAATTCTCTTCCAAAGCTTTAGCAATAGCTTTACCACTGATATGAGCAGCCACAGTTGGCATAGCTTGTACAGCAGCCATAGTTTGTGACAATTCTTGAATGAATCTTGCTTGTTCACCATAATGACGAGCACCTAAAGGATAGATTTTACCAGCAGCCATTAGGTCATCTTTTGTAACGTCTACAAAGGATTCAGTACCATAATCTTCGTCAATTGAACGAATACGCTCAACACCTTCAAAGTTACGTACAGCTTCAGCTAACATGCCGTTTAGTAGAGGTTCTAGGATGTTTCGTTCAAACCAACTCACCTTGCTTTGAAAAATACGTCCAGCAGCGTTCTCTAAGCTTTGTACTTCGTACTTTGTCTTCTCACCGGGGGTACGGATACCCATAGCCTGTTTAGGCGCTCCTGCAAGCTCTTCCATACGGTTCATAAGCTCATTAATCTGCATGTCAGCCTGTAATGCTGTAGCATCAGGACGTAAGAAAGTTAAACTACCTTCGTCACCAACGAACACAGTGGCTCCGGGTTCGTATTCAAACTCTTCCACAGTGTTACCACCGACCACCATAACAGGGTAGGCAATGAGGTCAAATACGTCTGCCTTCAAGTTTTCCAAATGGTCAATTCGGTATTGCATACCAACCAACTGGTCTAGTGGCCCTTGTGCCCAAAGGTTATCTGTACGTAATCTCCAACCACAATGGAACATGGGTTTGCTACCTGTCCACATTGGATTAGGTTGTTTACGTAAAATCCACTTACGATCAATAACTGTAATTAACTGGTTGCGTAAAAGCAGCTTCTTTTCAGGATCATAAATGTCTCCCCAAAACTCTAGCAACTCAACCATGTCACTTTCTAGGTATTCGTCAGCACTACCAAAGCCATCAATAGCCATGTTCAATTCTTTCTTGAACTCTGGATCATCACGATAGTTTTGACGGAACTGTAAAGCTTTGTTTAACACTTCTTTGCTGTAGTTTAGTGCTGGCTTAGTCTCAATGTCAGTCATCAAGTCGCCTAGTGATTTAAGCATACGGCGCACTACAGGGGTCTTATCAAAGGTTTCAGCCAACGGATTAAACACAATGTCTGTAGGATTAATGCGATAGGCTTTAGGGCCAATGTAGCGACTAACTACATTACCTGTAGCGTCACTAATAACATCACGTATATAATCATATGTGACAACTACGTTACCAAAATCAATGTAGTCGTAAACTAGTTGAGAAACAAGAAGTTGAAAGTTAGAAGCTTTTAGCTTCTGTTTCATGTAGTTAGTAATGGCATAACGCTTTTTAGTTAACTCTTCACTTTTATCAGTGGCTTCCCAAAAAAACCAAGTCTCAGATGGGAACAACGCAGCCATGTAGTTGGCATGTAAGTTGTCCCTAATCTGAGTTAGTTTAGGAGTTACTGTAGAGTTTTTCCAAGGGAGTTTACTATTACTAGTTTTACGTGTATCAGTGGCAAACAAGTAGTTACGTAACTCTTGTTGGTCTGATTTCCATACCGAACGGTTAGTGTCCCACTTAACCCACATATCAGCAATTTTATTTGCTAGGCTATCGTTATCAAAACTTACTTGTACGTTTTCGTTCATATTGTCCTCTTAGTAGGCTACGCCACCAAATTTAGAATTAAATGCAATGATGTTTGATTTCTTACCCCATGACCTGCTAGATACTGGGGATTTACAAATCTCAACACAAGCCGCTAAAGCATCTTTAACGTCATCATGCTCAGGGTTATTCATAATGAGTTCTTCTTCTAGCACTTGGCAGTTACCGCCTTTGTAGTGCCAGATTTGATTGTTGGTATAACGGGGTTCTAAGATAGAAGCAATGCGCTCTGCTTTGTTCATAGTCTTAGGGGGGTTATACTCATCAATGGTAAACACAATGTTTTGACTACGCATGTAGTCACGGAACTGGCTTACAATGAGTCGCTGTGCAGCTACAATCTCACAACGCATCTTTTTAAATCGCCACTTCCTAAACACTGATTCAGCCCTATCGTACATAACAGAAATCTTGTTTGTTTTAAATCTGTCAATATCAAGGACATAATAGTTATTATCTTCGTCTACACCTACCACAACAATAACAGTATAGTCTGAGTTGTTACTGACTGTGTAAGCAAAGTCCATAGCTGCATACACATGGAGAAGCTTATCACCAAAGTACCAAGCACCGCTAAAGTTTTCAATCTTATCCCTTTCATAGTAGTTAAACCTACTACGGTCAATAAGCTGTGTTTCCACAGCATTAGGGTTATTGTAGTATTGGGCATAAAACTGAGTAATATCCAAATACTTTGCTTTTTTACGGGCTAATTCTTTTTGGTCAAAACCAAAAGTCTTACCATCTGTACGCCGTTGTTTAGGCCATAGGAATTCACCATTAGTCTCGACAACACGTTCGAATGTTTCGTACACTTCCAACTCGACTTCTTCGTCCTTATCCTCATCATAGTAGGACTCATTCATTTCCATCATATCTTTGTACAAGTCACCGGGATGGTAACGTGTACCTACAGCCCACTCTTTAGCACCAGTAGATTCAATGGAGGATAATTGTGAATAGAATGCCCTTACTTGGTCACGTCCAATTTGAGAATAGGCATTATCAGGGACTACTACGTCATCTAACACAGCAACAGAACAATGCAACCCTGTTACGTTAGCTGTAATACCTGCTGCTTTAATAGTTGCATCACGAATACCCTCTGCTCTACGCTTAGGGTGGTCAACACTAATCTCATCCGCAGCCCAACGCTCTCGTTTACCTTCCATTTCATTAACCATCTCAGGCCAATAGAAACGGTAAATATCAGATAATAGAATGTCTTTAACAGCTTTTAATTGTTTTTCAGCCAAGTTAGCTGTAGCAGATACATATAACACTGTAGCTTCAGGATGCTTAGTAATGTGGTGTGCCACACGATAGGCAATCATTGCACTCTTTTGGTGGTCACGAGGAAGCAACACAAGTTGGTTATCCTTAGCATCTTGACGTTGCCACCAAGCACACAACTCCTCATGCACTGAACCCAACACACGATGGGGTGCAACAAGACGAATAAATGTAAGCAAGTCAGCTTCTGCCGCTTGCTTTACTAGTTCTTTTTCAGTCATTACCATTTAACTTTATCTGCCCAATATGCAGCACTCATCTTGCCTTTGGCAATGTTACTAGCATGTCGTGCTTTAAAACTTTTTTGTCGTGCTGTAGGTTGTTTATCACCAGTCACACCTTGTTGACCAAAACGAATAGTTTTTACTTTGTCGCCTTCTTTAGCAACTACTACGTGTGATTTAGTAGCATGACTAGGTGTGCGTTTAGGTTTATTAAAACCAGATACACCAGCACGTTCTAATCTTGGGTCTTTAGCCATGTATATCCTTTAACGATATTTAGATGTTTTAGAAGCAATTTTTTTAGGTTGTGCTACAAACTGTTTGCCTTTAGCATTTCCTTTAGCTTTAGCTTTATTAGTAGCAGCTTTTTCAGAAGAAGAAAGTGCATCCCAAGCAGCATCAGGTAAATATCGTTTTTTACCTTTAGATGGTTTACCATCAGATGTTCGCCACTTTTGTGCTGTCCACTCCTTTAAAGATTGTTGTGGATTTTTCATTTCTTTTTCTTAGGCGGTGTATGGCTAAGTTTTTGACTCTTTTCAGAGTGTTTTGCTCCAGTATGTAACTGGCTGCCCATCTTATGAATTGGGCCTTTATATTCTTTGCCACTTGGTAAATAGTGTTTAGCAGTTTTACTCATGATTTATACCCTCCACCTTTAGCTTTGTATTCTTTAGCTAACAACTGTGCTTTACGTGCTGACCACTCACCGGGATCACCACCTTTAGTGCCAGCTTTAATTTTTTTAAACAACTCTTTACGCATAGTTGGTTTTGTATAAACATTAGCAGAATTAACTTTTGATTTGGGTTTCATTTCATTGTTCCATTCTTCTTACGGGCAAAACTACGATTAGCACTCTTACTAGTAACACGTAAATTACCACGACTAGCACTGCCACCTTTACTTAGTGGCTTTTTGTGGTCTACATCTTTACCGTCACCTTTGCTAACCTTACCTTCACGCTCCAACATACGGCGTGCACCATTACGTTTAGCCCGATCTTTTTTTACATCCTCTTTACCATCATACTTTTCGTATTGTTTTTTATAATCACGTTTACCGTTGGTCATAAATGGCATTATCGTTTACCTCCAATTACAATTCCTAAACGAGCCATATCACCTGCAATACGACTAGGGATAGGGGGTAGTTCTACCTCTTCCTTTTTAGGCCTTCCTACGGGCTTTTTAACGGCTTCTGAGGCATATCCTTTATCAGCCAACCACTTAGCAGCAGCAGTGCCTCCCGGTTGTTTAGCATGACTCTTCATTTGATTAATTGCTTCTGAACGCAACTTTACTTCTAGTTCGGCTTGCCACTTATCTACATGTGGTTTAATTAAAGCATGGTTACGTACTTCAAGCCAGTGTTCCCAATCCCCAAGCAATAGTTGTGCAGGTTGGTATTCTGAAGGATCACGACAATCAAGAAATACATCTTTCCATTCTTGTAATGTATATACAGGTTTAAACTTAACATCAGGACGAGCAAACTCTTTAAAGAGTTGTAATATTACTCGCTTGCCGCTGCCATCAAGGAACTTGGTTCGGTCAACCATTCGATACTCCTAATCATTTGTTTAGGTATTTGATTACGTCTAGCTATTTCACCATTACTAGTAACTGCTTGCGTAAGAATAATACCTTCGGGGCCATCATAAACAACCCACCCTACTTGCTTACATAACACTGGCACATACACAAATCCTTCGTCTTGAAATGTCCATGCAGTTACATCTAATTCAGATGCATCTTCCCAAATTATGTAAGCGAGCTTCATTTTTTAGCTTTATTTTTAGCAGTTCGTTCGCCTCGTTTTGGCAGACTTTTACCTGCTTTAGACATAGCAATTGCTACAGCTTGCTTTTGACTTTTACCACTATCCATTTCTTTTTTAATGTTTTTAGAAATAGCTGATTTACTTTTACCTTCTTTTAATGGCATTTTAGATTCCTTTTAAATAAACTGTTTTACCGTTACGTTTAACGGCGGTTAATACTTCTTGTTTTAAATCATCTTTATCATAACTAATATGTACCCAACCACTGTGAGGATCACCCTCAGTGTAAAATTCTAATATTAATTGCGTAAATTTAATATTATTTTGGACATATTGCGCTAAAACTTTGTTGTCTAATCCAAGAACTTCAATGTCTGCTGCCATGCCTAATACATGGTCACTAGTAGCACTACCACCTATAGCTACATTTAACTGTGCTGAACGATAACCACTAGTTACAGTAATGGGGCCAAACTTATCCCGTATGGGTTGCAGCACGTTAGTAACCAGTTGTTGTAAATTTTCAACGACACTAGAGGAAGGAGTATTATTAATGCCACGGCGTATTGCTGTCTCTGATTTAATTAATTCTTCAAGTGTAAAGTTATTGGATAGTTTCATTTATTACTCCGCATATCTGCTAATTTTTCAACAGTTCTACCGCCAAAATAAGCTAAGAAAATAATTTGTCCCCATTGACCTAGTAACTGTACGTATGATTCTTGTGCGTTATATCCATAAGCACTCATCATTGTAAATACAAAGTATGCTACAAAAATTGCAATAAGGGCCATTGGTCGAATGTTTTTAGACAACCAAGAATCTGACCCCATGTCAGCTTGCCACCTATTTGATACAGCAGTTTGTTCTATCTCATATAGTTTAGTGTCGTTAGTTAATCTAGCTAACTCACCATCCTGTGCCATTTTAGCTAAATCAAGTTGTGCTTGTGCTTTAGCTTGCGGATCAGGAATAAGTTTATCTATAAGTTTAGTACCAACATCTAATATTGCAGCTAATGGAAACATATACTCTTCCTATTAAAAATATACAACGTAAATATAAATACCATACAATATTAGTATAGCCAAAATAATAAATGCTACAGATAGAACTATAACGTCAATCAAATCACTTATTTTTTGTTTGCGAATTAGTGCATTTCGTGCAGCAATTTCTTTATTTCTACGTCTACGGCTAGCAGCTTGTGCTTGAAACTTTATCCAATCTTCCCAAAGACCGGGGCGACCTGCATATATCATACGTTCACGTAACTCAGTCTCTTGGGCATTAAGCTGCTCAAGAGCCATAAATTCTTCCATATCCGAACGATCACCATTTTTATTTGTTTTCTTAGTAGCTTTTTCTTGTATTTTTGCTTTATTATCAAAATAATCAAAAACTTTACCACCAATAGCTGATAGTTCTTTACCGTTGTTTAATGCAGTTTTAATAACTTGAAAAGCTGCATTAGCAGCAGCAAGTTCAGCAATCATCTGTTATTCCACCACGTTACACAAACAGTAGAAAGACCAACAATAAATAATAAAGGTTTAGCTATTTTAGAAATCCATTCTAAAACAACAAATGCCCCTTGTGCTGCATGAAAAGCGTTTACTACATCTTTAGTATTTTGTGCAACTGTATCAACTTTGTTTTCAACAGCAATAAGTCGCTCATAAATTTCTTTGTGGCTTATTTCAGACATTATACAGGGTCTTTCCAATAGTCAAATAACATGTCAGTAACAGTTCCAGTAAAACTTAAACTACGTAAATAAGCATACCACTTATCGGTATTACTACCTAAAGTATAACCTTTAATAATTAAAAACTGAGACTCTGCATCTTGTAAACTATTACTAGTAGCACCATTTGCTTTATAATATTGTAACAACATATCAGTTACTGTTCCTGTGTAACCACGTAACTGTAAACTATCATAAATAGAATTTGTAACTGGATAAAAATCCCAACCTGTATTATTGCCAGCATTTACGTTATTATTAGTAACATAAGCTTCAAATATTGCACCGCCTGTAGCGTTAATGTCTCGGATGGTCAAATAGTTGACACTGTTTGTATCGCTTGAGTCGGATAAAGTAGCTTGCGTTCCCGGCGTTGTGGATTGAAGAAACTTTTGGTTTGTACCTGCGGTGAGAAGTGCTCCGACTGTATTTGTTGTGCCAGATTTGAGTTGCAACGTGCCGTTAGTCATTGTCAAGTTGCGAGTTGAACCAAGCGTCAGTGCATCTTGCATTGCCCAAGTGCCGCCAATACCATTGAACCTAATTGGGTTGTCAATAGTTTTTCCGTTAGTGGTAATAGTTTGTGATGTGGTTGCAACAAAAGTCCATATGTTAGTGCCGCTAGTAACAGTCATACCCGTAGAAAGCACTAAATCACCATAAATTTGCGGCGCAATGTTAGCAATTGTTGAACCAGAAAACCCAGTGAAATCCAGTGTTCCGTACACACGGTTTCCAGTACCAAGTGAAATAATATCCACACCAGCTTTAAAATACATATTAACTGCATTTGCAGCAGTTCCGTCAGTGGTAGTAGACCCTCCGGTTATAGTGCGAGTTTGTCCGGCTGTGCCTACCCCGGTGAATTCAACCGTCCTTGTTCC